CGATACACTCAAAATAAATGATGTCGTTGTCGTCATCAATACTCTGGACGCAGTCTACGAACAGTCTGCAATAGAGTTCTGTGTTAAACATAGTATAGAACATTATGTCACGGAATCTGACGGTACAGCTGCAACGGGAAAGAACTCTGTATTGAAACTCTTTCTGGAGAGTGACAACGAGTACTTTGTTCATGTGGATGGTGATGACATCATTACCAAGTACGGTAGGAACCTATACCGAACAGTTGCAGTGCGACCGGATGTACCCGACGTTATATGCCTCTACAATCAACTGTGTCTACACGGATACCGTAAAGGTCTGTGGGATGATCAGTATGATTCTCGTACGGTGAAGAGGGAGGGTTGGTACATCCCACAGGATCTTGTACCAAGGTATCCGCACGATTACACTATGGATGCCAAACACGAGAACCTATCTGTAGAGACCATTGCGGCTGCATACATGCGAGACTTCAGTGTATCTCAGAACACCGCAGTGCGTTGGGCGAGAAAACGTAGAGAGTTGAACGACATCTACAAGGACCACTGTGACCGTCAGGAATCATTCAGTCGCATCGTGTTCTTCTCGCGCAGGGCAGCAAAACTCATGCACTACGACAATACACTGCGTATAGGTGAAGACGCATACCAGATGCACCAGTTGCGTAAGTTGGCTCATGATGGTGTTATAGATATGCGCATACGTAAGGAACGCTGGGCCTTTACCTATGTGCAACTCGCAGACCGATCGTCTATAACGCGTAATGTTACATCGAGCGGGGACATCATTATCAACTACGATTGGATGGAGCCACTTGTCGATGCACTAAATAAACTCAAACCGGAACTACCGATTGACTATTCATTACCAGAGTTTATTGACCCATATTATGAAGTTAAACAAGAATAACTTAGTTGTATACGCGGCGAAACACTACTATAATCCAAAGCATATTGATGGTGATGAGTTCCTAGATGACCTCAAACGATTCAAGTATGTGAAGCGATTGATCAATCGGTATCACACCACCGGAGAACTATCACATCGTTTGATACTCAATCACTTGATTGTGATATTCAATGTGTTCGGTTACGAGGCGGGGGTTCAGATCCTTGCACTCAAGATTCCTCTCGAACACTGGCCTGCACTCAAACCGTTCTTGGTCTACCTACGTGCGATAAAAAATGAAGAGATCACAGGAATCAAAATGGATAAATACGTAATAGATTATCTGAGGGAATTGAAGTGGGAATCCTAAAACAAGCTGCAGACGTAGTATACACGATACGTTTTCTAAAGTTACTCGTAACCAAGTTCGAGGATACCGGCGCGTTCAAGGCAGGTATCATTGACAAGGATGGTAATAAGAATAAGGATTTCGATACCGACGATATGTACAATCGTGATGCGTATCGTACTCACTACACCTCGTTCCATCGTCTTGTGTTTAACCTGAAGAAAATCATGGCGAAAGCCCCAGGCGGTTCATCGTTCGTCGCACGTTATGGTGCGGCACTTGCACTGATCAAAGAACACGGCGATCTGTCCGACAAACAGTTAGACAAGATCCACGCGGAGACTGGAATCGACATCCTTGACGTACTCTCAGAAAACTCACAGTGGTACCTGCTGAGCGATGGTTCACTAGGTCCAGGCCTATATCGTATGCGCAACGAGTCGATGACTCTAGGATGCGTCGATGTTCGCAAGGGTGATCAGGTACGAGTCAGCAAGGGTGATCCAACACACAACATATTAGGTGCACCAGTGTTCGAAGGCGTACACATGAGAACAGGTCATCGCGTTCTATTCTCCTCTAACGAAATAACCCGATGAACACAGATTTTTTGACCGATGACATTCAAGGTAAGATTGAAGGTCACCTAGTACCCAGTGAAAAGACTCAGGAAACTTTCCGTGAGGTATACGATCAGATCGGTCCAAAGAAAGTACTGGAGATAGGCTTCAACGCAGGACACAGTGCGTTCATGATGTTAGAGATGTATCCTGAAGTCATGATCTGTTCTGTCGATATTGCAACGCACAAGTACACTGCACCTAACGCAGAGAAACTCAAAGAGAAGTATCCCGAACGATTCGCGTTCATGAAGGCAGACTCTAAACGTCTCATCCCATCTACCCTGAAAAACTTTGACACTATCTTTATCGACGGAGATCACAGTGTACGTGGTATATCATCGGACCTGAAGCTCGCACGTGATGCGAAGATCCCTTACATTCTTGTGGATGACTATCTACAGGAATGGTTCCCCGCGATTATTGACCTCACCGAACACCACCTAACCAAAGACGATTTTCCGTATACGATGGTAGGTGTCTACACCTACGAGTCCCGTGATGGTGAGAATGCAGTCGCACTTCTAAAACGTGATGACACTCTTTGAGCAGTCTTGCGCACTTGACGCATCAATGGTTGAGGATGAGGGACATTTAGTTCTCACTGATCGCACCGTTGAGGTCGTCAAAAGAATATATAAACATACGGAAGCGAAAAATGTTTTAGAGATAGGATTCAACGCAGGCCATAGTGCACTGTGCGTATTGTCGTCGGTCGAAGACGTACGCTACCACTCCATCGACATCTGTCAGTACGATCACACAGAACCGAACGCACAGATGATCATGGACATGTTTCCAGAACGTTTCACTTTTCAAAAACTAGATTCGAAAGACCTTGACTACCATGACATTATAGGGTATGATATGGTGTTCGTTGATGGTGCACACGACACGTCTATAGCTGCACTTGACATCCAGAACGCGAGGTATGCGGGAGTCAGGTGGATACTGATAGACGATTACGAGTATTACATGCATCCGTCACTGACACATTTGATCAACCACTACATTGATAGTGAAAGGTTCCCCTACCATCTTGCAGGGATCTATCGGTACGACAACACCGATCCCCACACTAAAGACGGCAAGATGGTACTACTTGGAAGAGATATATGAAAACTTACGAAGAGTTCAAAAAGCAGTTCGAAGAAGAACTATCTGTATCTACTGGTTCAGTGGCTGGCGCTGGTAACGACTCATCTACTGTGGTGATCCGCAAGAAGGGTGATCGTAAGAACAAGCGCAAGGATAACGTCGCGATTTTGCGCAGATTGTTACCTAACAAAAACATTTAAAATAGTAGTTGACTGAACGGCCCTACTACTATATAATGTTGCTCACGAACCAGAGAACTACACAATGAAGATCTTAGACTGTGAACTGTACAAAATCGTCGTTATTGAAAACGGTGATGAAAACCTAAACGATATTCCAAATCAGTATAACGAAAGTGAGCTGATATACGTTTCCCTAGAGGGCACAGACACTAAATATCTTTCGTCCGAAAGGTTTCTTGTGAAGAACCACAAGGCATCATTTCTCAACCACATGATGTGGGAAGGTTTGTTGGACGACGAAGAACAACAGGATTACATCTTCCGTTGTTGTCGCCGATTCCACGACACTGGAAAACAAATGATCATCGAGGATTACGAATTCCAAGAAGACGAACCTTTCTATGATTATTCGAAATAATTAGGCAAGATATGAGTGTGACTATTGTACCAGATCGCGATGATCTGTTGACCGACTACGCCGTCGGCATGTTAAAAGATTTCTACCTTACATCCGAAGAGACATCACCGCAAGAGGCATACGCTCGTGCGGCAGAGGCTTGGGCTACCTACAAAGGTGAGATGGACCCGTTACTGGCAAACCGTCTATATGAGTATGTGAGTAAGAAGTGGTTTATGTTTGCATCCCCTGTGTTGTCGAACGCACCCAAGGAAGGTGCCAAGACTCGTGGTCTTCCGATCTCATGTTTTCTAACCTACGTACCAGATACCCTAGAGGGGTTGATCGAACACTCTAGCGAGTTGCGTTGGTTGTCTGTCATGGGTGGTGGTGTCGGTGGACACTGGCGTGATGTGCGTACCGTCTCAGACATCGCACCAGGCCCGATTCCTTTCCTGCACACGGTCGATGCAGACATGATTGCATACAGACAAGGGAAGACACGCAAAGGGTCATACGCGGCGTATCTGGACGTTTCGCATCCGGACATTATCGAGTTTTTGAACATCCGTATTCCTACGGGTGACGTACAGCGTAAGGCATTGAACATACACAACGCGATCAACATCACCGATGAGTTCATGGCTGCGGTAATCAATAACACTAACTTCGACTTGCGTGATCCAAAGGATGGTATTGTCAAGGACAGTGTCAATGCACGTAAGTTATGGGAACGCATCCTTGAGGTACGTTTCCGCACAGGTGAACCCTACTTGAACTTCATTGACACTGCGAACCGTGCACTACCAATGTCCCTCAAGGAAAAGGGTCTGCGCATTCACGGGTCGAACCTATGTAACGAAATTCACCTACCTACTTCCGCTGATAGGACAGCGGTGTGTTGCTTGTCTTCACTGAACCTTGAATATTATGATGAATGGAAAGAAACTAACATTGTCCGTGATCTTGTTCGTATGTTGGACAACGTTCTCCAATACTTCGTTGACAATGCGCCCGATAGTATTTCCCGCGCCCGTTATTCGGCAGAAAGAGAGAGAAGTATTGGCCTTGGAGCAATGGGCTTCCACTCACTTCTACAGAAACACTCTGTTGCTTGGGAATCAGACAAGGCAAGAGAGATCAACGACGTGGTCTTCTCCCACATCAACCGTCACGCCCAAGCAGAGACAGAACAACTCGCGAGAGAACGCGGAGAGTATCTCGACGGAGAAGGGTCAGGTAAACGTAACGCACATCTACTCGCCATTGCACCAAATGCATCGAGTGGTGTTATCCTCTCTACGTCACCATCGATAGAACCGATGAAGGCGAACGCATACACGCACCGTACACGTGCGGGTTCGTTCCTAGTAAAGAACAAATACCTAGAACAGTTGTTAAAGGATAAGAAAGAAGACACTGATTCTACGTGGACATCGATCATCACTGCAAAGGGATCGGTGCAACACCTTCCATTCCTCAACGAGGGTGAGAAGGCAGTATTTAAGACAGCCCAAGAGTTAGATCAAAACTGGGTTGTCCAACACGCGGCTGACCGTCAACAATACATCTGTCAAGGTCAGTCAGTCAACCTATTCTTCCCATCTGGGGCCCCGAAGAGGTACGTTAACAAAGTACACTTCAAGGCATGGAAGGAAGGGTTGAAAGGTCTGTATTATCTACGCACAGAGGCGAAGAGCCGTGCAGAGAACGTCAGCGAGAAAGTTGAGCGCGTGGCACTCGAAGATGATAACAGAACCATCCTCTACGGTAAACCAGACTGTCCATACTGTAAGATGGCAACCGAAGAGTTATCTCTTCGTGGTATACCGTTCGACTACATTGATCTGGATGAGATCAAGAAAACCGCCGCTGAGGTTACGGGACGTAAAGTCACAACTGTACCTCAGATATATCTCGACGGCCGTTACATCGGTGGATATGACGACTTAATGTCCTATCTAACAGATGAGGCATATACTAATCCAGGCGGTGAAGAATGTCGAGCTTGCGAAGGCTAGTAGTATTCGGTGACAGTTATGTTCAGGGGTATCGGGTAGATCCGGTTCCCAGAATTGAAAACTTCAATTTTCCATATTATCTTGCTGATGAACTGGGGACAGAAGTTTTCAATCTAGGACATCATGGTCACTCTAATCTAGCGATTGCAAATGACGTTATGTCTTTCATTCGTAAAACACCGAAAGACGAACTAAAAGATTATGCGTTCTTAATATGTTTCTCTGACTGGTTGCGACAGACCGAACGAAACCCAAGTATCGAAGATGCAAATTTGCATCATGCATTAAAAGGTATTGTATGGTCTCGTTGGCCTCAAGTCAAAGATCCGGACGAAGCTACACTACGCATAACTACAGAAATGTGTTACCTTGGTTTGAAACAGTTATGTCAGGAATTAGACATACCTTACAGAATGATTAACAGTTTTGACCATCAAAATTTTTGCGATACCCTTGACATATGGGTTCCAAAGATGTATGATGATGGTCGTGTTGAAGATGTGAGATTAGGGAGTAAAACATGGAAAATGCAAGGACCATCTGGGGATCCTAATTGGATTGAAAGTGGTAGCTCCTACAATACATTATTTGACATTATCTTGGGTCATTGGTTGATGGACGATGCGAAACTCGCACCGACACTATATCTTAAAACCCACAAATTAAGAAAATACGATAGACAATACATGGCAGGTTGTGGTCATCCAAATATTGCGGGGAATAAACTCATCGCAAGGACACTCGCACCCTACCTAGAACCAATAATAGGATAAGGAATGTCATTACTTAACTTTTCAAAAACTTACAAACCTTTTCTTTATCCGTGGGCAGTTGATCTCGCGAAGAGACACGAAGAGATCCACTGGATTGAAGATGAGGCGGAGCTATCCGAAGACGTGCAAGATTGGAAAACTAAATTGACAGAATCAGAGAAAGAGTTTATCACTCATGTTCTGCGTCTGTTCACTCAATCTGACGTACAGGTAGGTGAGAACTATCACGAACTACTTATACCACGTTTTAAAAATAACGAAGTCCGCAACATGTTATCATCGTTTGCGGCTCGAGAGGCGGTGCATCAACGCGCATACGCATTACTAAATGACACACTAGGACTACCGGATGAGGACTTCCACAAGTTCCTAGATTACAAGGCAATGGCCGACAAGATCGACTTTATGAAAGAGGGTAACATTACCTCGCACACAGGTCTGGCCCTTGCACTCGCGCAGTCAGTCTTTAACGAAGGCATGTCTGTATTTGCATCATTCGTCATGCTACTGAACTTCCAACGTTTCGGTAAGATGAAGGGTATGGCAACAATCGTTGAATGGTCCATTCGTGATGAGACCATCCACGTACAAGGTAACGCAAAGTTGTTCCGTACATTCTGTGAGGAACACCCACGCGTGGTAAATGACGAACTAAAGTCAAAGATATATACCATGGCGGAAAACGCTGTGAAACTGGAAGACAAGTTCATCGATCTCGCATTTAAAGGGAACGACGTACAGGGTCTTACTAAGAAAGAGGTACGTGCATACATCCGACATATCGCGGATCGACGCCTACTTCAACTTGGTCTGAAGCCTATGTTCAACCAGAAAGAAAACCCACTATCGTGGTTGGATTGGGTACTGAATGGTGCATCGCACGACAACTTCTTCGAGAAGCGTGTGACCGAATACTCAGTGGCAGGCATGGAAGGCGATGACTTCGGGTGGGATGATATAGAACTAGAGGTAGCATAATGGAAAAGGAATACACGATCGATTGCCCGATCTGCGACCACGAGACAATAGTACACGTTCTTTATAGTGAAGAACCACCAGCGCATTGTCCTATGTGCGGATCAGACGCAGAACCAGAATCCACATCTGACGAAGAGCAGTTATGAATCTAAAACAAGTGATACAATCTGTACCGGACTGGCCAGAGGAAGGAATTAACTTCCAAGACGTGACCAGTCTACTGCAGAACCCACAGGCATTCCAACAGAGTGTTCGAGCCCTTGTCAACCAGATTGACGGTAAAGGGTACACGGACATTGTTGCACCAGATGCGCGTGGTTTTCTGTGGGGTGCACCTATCGCATTGTACTTGGGTATACCCCTACACATAATCCGTAAGCCAGGTCGGTTACCACCACCTGTGCGTTCTCGTGACTACAAGTGCGAGTATGCACCACGTACGCTTGAAATCAAAACGACCGCACCACTGAACAAGAATAGTCAGGTGTGCATCATTGATGACGTGAGTGCGACAGGTGGTACAGGCATGGCCATTGCGGATCTGCTCTATTCGTTCGATGTATCGAAAGTATCATATGGATGTGTTATCGATCTTGCTTACCTTGGGGGTACAGAAAAACTCCGCAGTCAACAGATCAAAACCTACACCGTGGTGACCTACGATGAGTAATCTAATACTAATCGCATTAGAACTTGAAGCACCTAAGATGTCATCGTGGCAGAATGTGCACTTTACCGGAGTCGGTAAGGTAAACGCTGCGATGACTGCGGCGCAACTTATCGAACGTCACAAACCAGACGTGGTCTGGAACTTTGGTACTGCAGGTGGTATCACTGTAGACGGTGGACTGCATCGAGTCACGCAGTTCGTGCAGCGCGACATGGTGTGTGGTGGTATCGGTTGTGATCCTGGCCAGACTCCGTTCGAACAGGGTATCGTCATTGGTGAAGGTGATGGTCTGACGTGCAGTACTGGAGACAACTTTGTATCCGATCCTAACCTAGAGATCCCCGCCGACCTCGTAGACATGGAGGCGTACGCAATCGCCAAGGTCTGCGAACGTGCGGGTGTCGAGTTCCGTTGTTACAAATACGTCAGTGATCAGGCTGACGATGAAGCATCCGCTGAGTGGTCGAAGACGGTCGCGAACGGAGAACCCTACTTCATAAGGACTTACAGCACTTATAGATAGGTGCATGACATGGTTATATGAAGACAAGATATTCGAACCCGAAGAGACCTTCCTAGAAGACTACCAAGGGTTCGTTTACCAAATCACTGAACTAGACACTGGTATGAAGTATATCGGTAAGAAGTTCTTTTGGAAACCTAAGACCCTTCCGGTCACGAAGACTCGCAAACGCAAAGTGAAGACTCGTGTCCAATCCGACTGGCCTAAGTATTTCGGGTCGAGTCAGGAACTCAAAGAAGCCGTCGCATCCCGTGGCGCAGACAACTACAAACGCGAAGTCCTCAAACTCTGCCGTACCAAGGGAGAGTGTTCCTACTACGAGGCAAAACTCCAGTTCGAGTACGATGTACTCCTGCGAGATGACTACTACAACGCATTCATCGGTTGTAAAATCCACGCGAAACACCTACCTCAGTAGTTGGTAAAATTACCATAAAAAAGTTTTAAGAATTTGTTGACAATCTTTCATATCATGGTATACTTACCCTGTAAGTTGAGATGAGTGATTGATATGAGATACAACTATAGTATGGTTAATCCTTCGGTGATGAGTGACTTCAACCAGCAACTGGTTGATGAACTCTTCGAAGATTGGTCTTTAGAAGATACTCCCGAAGCCCTACTTGATGAACAGTTCTTCCGTGACTATCGCAGTTCGCAAAGTTGTCTATGTAGTGCTGGTGTCACTGCGAGAGACTTAAATTCTGATCTGCGTCCAATGTATGGTCATCAAGAAGAGTTGGCTCATGATCGAGAATATTTTTGGTGGGGAGATGAATGATTATGAACCGTGGATCTGTTAGTAGAGAAGTTCGTCGTCAAATTGATGAACTTGGTCACATGACTTATCGGAACGCTCCTCGCGGTCACGACGGATGGCGATGTCAATTAACTGGCGAATACGTGCGTAACGTAGGTACTCCGCGAGATGTCAACCAGTGGTATGATCGTTTTCAACAACGATTACGCCGACTTCGACGAGTTCGCGATCAATTACAAAACCAGTAAAATTACCATTAAAAAGTTTTTAAAATATGTTGACACATGTTTTCAAATCGTGTTATAATTACCCTGTAATTTGATGATAGAGAGAGAACTTGATATGGCACGATTGATTTACCAAACTGAGTATGAACTTGAAGAGATGCAGTCTGCAGGTATTGACTTTAACCAAGCCCTGCGTATCATCAAAGGTTTC